TGGAAAATGAAGTTATTCAATATACAGGAAATGCTGCTAATACTTTTACAGGATGTGTAAGAGGAACAAATGCTCAATTTAGAGGAGCAGTACCTAAAAATACTACAGCAGGTAGTCACGATTCAGGTGCAAAAGTGTATGGTGGATATTCAATAACTATGGTACAAACAACGCATACGCAAGCAGGAATGCCAGCAACGGTAACTCAAGAAAATAGTTACACTTTTGATTTAGCATCGAATGCTGCAGCAAGTGCAACAGGAGGAGGATTCCAAGTCTTAGCAGGACCATTGGATTACCAACAAGGATAATATGACATACGCAGAATTAGTAACCAAAATAAGAGAATACACAGAAGTAACCAGCACAGTTTTAACTGATACAATTGTTGATGGCTTTATTGAAAATGCAGAATTTAGAGTGTTTAGAGATGTAGATACAGATAGTGGTCGTAGATACAAAACAGCACAAGTTGTATCTGGAACTCGTTTTATAGATGAACCTACAGATGCTCTAGTAGTAAGATCTTTACAAGTTGTGGATTCTGATGGTGTAGGAGCTTCAGATAATAGGGATTTTTTACAATATAGAGATACTAGTTTTATGTCTGAATTTAATCCTACAGGGGTTCAAGGGGTTCCTAAATACTATAGCTTATGGGATGATAATACCATAGTTTTGGCTCCAACTCCCGATGCCACGTATACTCTTCAATTAAATTATATCTTGAAACCTCCCGGTTTATCTAGTACAAATACTACAACATATTTAAGTTTGAACTTTCCCAACGGACTTTTGTATGCATGCCTTGTAGAAGCGTTTAGTTTTCTTAAGGGGCCAAATGATCTCTTGCAATTATATGAAGGAAGGTATAAACAAGCGATTGAAGGCTTCTCAATAGAACAAATGGGAAGACGAAGACGAGATGAATACCAAAGTGGTGTTCCTCGTATAGGAAAATAAGTTAGGAGAAAAAAATGGCTATAACACAAGCAATTGCAAACGCATTTAAAAAACAACTTTTAGAAGGTGATCAAAACTTTGCTTCATCTTCTGGAGATAAGTTTAAAATAGCTCTTTATACTTCTTCAGCAACTCTAAACTCAGCTACTACTGCTTATTCAGCTTCAAACGAAGTTGGTAACAGTGGTCAATATACAGCTGGTGGCGGAGCACTAACTAACAATGGAACATCTATAACTGCCGGCGTAGCAAGAGCAGACTTTGCAGATCGTTCGTTCACTGGAGTTACGTTAACTGCGAGAGGAGCCCTAATCTACAACACATCATCAACGGTAACTAATGCCGCTGTTGCAGTTTTAGATTTTGGAGGAGACAAGACAGCTACTTCTGGTACGTTTACAATTCAATTTCCAGCGCCAACATCAACCGCAGCGATTCTAAGGATCTCTGGTTAATTAGGAGGTAAACTCCTATGTCAGCCTGGGGCAATTTAACCTGGAATGTAGGTAACTGGGGAGAAGGTGGAAATTCCGATATCATTCTTACCGGTTTTGCCTTAACTGGAGCAACTGGATCAGTATCTACAACTTCAACTGTCGAACTAGGTTGGGGAAGAGATTTATGGGGTGCTCGATCATGGGGTAATCCTAGTCAAATTGTAACACCTGTCGTCCCTGAAGATGACATGACATTAACACTTGCGTCCGTAAGTGTTACAGCAGAAATAAATGCAGGATGGGGAAGACTTACCTGGGGTGAAAATGCCTGGGGTGAGTATGGTGATGCTGTAATTACAGGTCAAGCCATGTCCATGGCTCTAAGCAGTGTTACAGTTCAAGCTGATGCTATTGCAACAAATTCTACAAATAATAATCAAGAATTAGGAGTAGTCGTTCAAGATATTATTAGTGGTGGTGGTGCCGTTGAAGGAACAACCGTCGCTTATATAACAGATACCGATTTAGTAATGACAAATACATTAGGAACTGCAGATGCAGGTCCTGATGCAATGGCAACTGGAATTGAGATGACAGCAAATCTTGGTTCCGTTTCTGCTTACAACGAAACAGGTTGGGGTAGACAACATTGGGGTGATAATGCCTGGGGTGTAGAAGGAACCTGGGTAACTGCCGCTCCTTCTGGAATTGGTATGACCGCTGCACTTAATTCTGTCCAAGAAATAAATGGAGATGCAAGTTTAACACTTAATACTCTTAATGAAATGCAGCTTACTAATGGAGGCGTAGATGTAGCCCCTGATGCAATGATTACTGGTAATTTTATGATCGGTGCATTGGGTACATTAGGTCAAGGAAGTAGTAAAACAGTAACTGGATTTGGTTTAACAAATACTTTAGGTTCGGCTACTTTAGACGCTAATAGTATTCCTACTATTTCAGCACTAACAGAACAAAGGGTTAGATTATCCAGCGATTCTGTTATTAAAATCCATGCAGATGTAGATATTACAGGTTTTGGGTTGACAGCTGCTCTAGGAACTGGTAGTGCTTTGATTTGGAACGAAGTTCCAACAGGTTCAGCGCCTATAACACCTCCAGGATGGACGGAAGTTGCTGCTTAGATATAGTTTGACACTATCTCTTTATTTTAATAAAATACAAGTATAAGGATTAAAAAATGGCGAATTCAACATCAGCTAGTTTAAAACTGACCATCCAAGCAACCGGTGAAAACTCGGGAACATGGGGGCAGATAACTAATACAAACTTATTAATCTTAGAACAAGCTATCGGTGGGTATGATGCGTTTAACGTAACTAACGCAAGTAGAGCATTAACTTTTACTAATGGTGCAGTTTCTAATGGAAAAAACGAAGTAATAAAATTAACAGGAACATTATCAGCAAACGTTAATGTTACAATTGCAGATAGCATAGAAAAAACTTATATCGTCCAAGATGCATGTGATCATGCAGACTATACTCTTACTTTTAAAACAACTTCTGGAACAGGAATTCTTTTATGTGAAGGTCATACTTACCAACTATGGTCAGATGGTACAAATGTTTACAAAGCAAATGAGTATAAAGTATGGAGAGCGGTTTCTGCTGCAGAAACAGTTCAAGCTGGTGCTCAACTTTTAGTTAACACAAGTGGTGGAGGAGTAACCGTAACGTTACCTGCCTCACCTTCGACAGGCGATGAAGTTTCATTTATTGACCAAGGGTATGATTTTGATTCAAACAATTTAATTGTTGGAAGAAATAGTTCTAACATTGCTAATGCAGCATCCAATCTGACTGTTGCAACACAAGGGGCTGGTTTTACATTAGTTTTTTCAGGAGACGCGACTACAGGTTGGACTTATAAGGAGAAATAATCCATGTCTAACTACGAGGCAACAAGATACGATTATAGTGGTGCTAATATCACAGGTCTGGTTGGAGTATCTACTGGAACAGTAATTCCATGGTCTGATACATCCGTTCCTAGTGGATATCTAGAATGTAATGGTCAAGCAGTTTCACGTTCTACCTACGCAGCCTTATTTGCTGTCATCTCTACAACTTATGGATCAGGTAATGGATCGACAACTTTTAATGTTCCTGATCTTAAAAATGATAATATTGTAGGAAGATCTAATTCTAAAGCTCTTGCATCTACAGCTGGGACGAATGCAGTTCAAGCCACTGGAAATGTTGGTGGATCAACAGCGGCTCATACATTAACTACACCTGAATTTCCAAGTCATACTCACGGACCAGTTAAAGGTCCACCAGCAGCTTCTCAATATGGCGGAGCAGCAAGACCCCCATGTTGTTTTAATCCTGCAAGTAGTGGAAACACAGGCGGAGGTACTGGACACTCTCACAATATGAGTGCAACTTTTACAGGAGATACAACATCTGTACTTCAACCGTATTTAACAATGTTGTATGTGATAAAAACTTAAGGAGAATTTATGTCAAATTATGCAGGTACAAAATATGATTTTGATGGATCTAACTTAACTGACATTACGTTAGTATCCACAGGTACTGTTTTACCTTGGGGTGAAACATCGGTGCCATCAGGTTATTTAGAATGTAATGGTCAAGCTGTTTCAAGATCAACTTATGCAGCTCTCTTTGCAATTGTGTCTACAACTTATGGATCAGGAAATGGATCTACAACTTTTAATGTTCCTGATTTAAAAGATAATGCTATGATGGGAAGATCTAATAGCGCCGCATTAGCTTCTACTGGTGGAGCAAATACTGTTCAAACAACTGGAAATGTTGGAGGAAGCGCTGCTGCTCATACTTTAACATCTGATGAATTACCTGCTCACTCTCACACTGCCGTTAACATAGGACAAGTGGAAAGAGGAAGCTGGGGACCGAATGTAGGAACCATTGGAGGATTTCAATCTGCTGGTGGTGGGGGATCTCATACTCACAATATGAGTGCAACTTTTACAGGAGATTCAACTTCTGTCTTGCAACCTTACTTAACAGTATTGTATATAATTAAAACCTAAGGAAGATATGTCAAATTACGAAGCAACAAAATATGATTATGATGGAGCCAACCTAACTGGAATTCAAGGTCTGGCTACAGGAACAATTGTTCCCTGGACCGATACATCTTTACCATCAGGATTCTTAGAATGTAATGGCGCAGCCGTTTCAAGGTCAACTTATGCAGCTTTATTTGCTGTTGTATCTACGACGTATGGATCAGGAAATGGTTCCACTACTTTTAATTTACCTGACCTTAAAGATAATTTAGCGGTGGGAAGATCTAACTCTAAAGCTCTTGCTTCTTCAGGTGGGGCGAATACAGTACAGACTACTGG